TGCGTATCGATGGCCCAGTGCAGCAGGGCGAGGGCGTCTGCCTCGTTGTCGTCGCTGGGGATGTGGCCGAGTGCACGAACCGCAGTCATCACCTCGACCTTGCTCGCGTTGCCTTTGCCGCTGGCGTGCTTCTTGATGGTGCCGACTGGCACGCCCTGATACGGGATCTGGTGGTGTTCGCACCAGGCGGTGAGGGTGGCGAGGAAGCCGCCGTAAGCGTGTGCGGCATCGGTCGAGACATGGCGGCGCACCTCCTCGAAATACAGCGCGTCGATGCCATCGCTGGTGTGCTTCAGCTCCGTGAGCCAGCGCTTGAAACGCAGAAACCGCATGCCGCCCCCTTCGAAGCGTTGCGGCTTGAAGGATTCCGATCCGCCGGTGATCTGACCGTCGCTGTCACGCAAGGCCCAGCCTGTCGTGGTGCCCAGATCGAGGGCAAGGAGTGTGGTGATCATGGTGTCATTCCTGTTTTGTGGATCGCCGACGCAGCCGACACGCAACGACGAAACTCCCCATGAGGTGCGTGCGCACGCGCGCGTGGGAAGTAACGAGGAACTGCGTCAACTGCGTCAGTCGGGTGTGTCGGCATGACGGTCAGTTGTCGGCGTAAGGGGTGTAGGCGGGTACGGGCGGGTGCTTGAGGCCGATGCCACGAAACCCGCGCACGCCAGCGGTGTTGCGCCACTTCTCCAGCCCGCGGGTGATCAGCAGATCCGAGAAGCGCCGCTGCGAGCCGATGAACTCGCCCGCCGCCTCGGCCCACAGCTTCCAGTCGCCGAACAGCTCGGCCGTGAGCGACCTGGCGCTGTCCTCACGCACGCAGCGTTCGTCGAGCCAGCGCCCCAGCGCGTCCTCGGCCTCGAAGTACTCCTCCGTCGCCTGGCGCACCGACGGTGGTGGGTCGAGCCGCCCACGACGCTGCCAGTCGAGGCAACCCTGCACCGCCCAGGCCAGGATGCCGTCGCGCTCGGCCAGCAGCTTGTGCTGCAGGTGCTTGTCCCGGCGCTCGGGTGGCACGGTGATCGTGAACGGGATCAGGTGCAGACGCCGTTTCATCGCCTCGTCGATGTTGCGGATGGCCGGTTTGTGGTTGCCGGCGACGAACAGCTTGAACTGCGGCCAGAACTCGAAGAAGTCCTGGCGCATGAAGCGCGCCGAGATCTTGTCGCCGCCGGTGAGGTTCTTCAGTTTGGATTCGGCCCAGCGCCGGCCTTGCTCGGTCTCGATCGCGGCCACGAAACGGGCGCCGCGCAGACCCGCCATGTCGGTCGGGTGGCGATCGGTGCGCGTCTCCATGAAGGTGTCCATCGGCGCATTGGCCGCGTAGTCGCCCAGCAGCGTCGCCAAAGTGTTGACGAACACCGACTTGCCGTTGGCACCAGTGCCGTAAAGAAAGAACAGCGCGTGCTCCTGCGTCGAGCCGGTCAGTGCGTAGCCGGCCATGCGCTGCAGATAAGCCTGCAGCTCGATGTCGCCGCCCGTGACCTCGACCAGGAACTGCCGCCAGATCGGACAGGCATCGTCGGCCAGCCGTCCGAGGGAGGCGGTGGTGATCCGGGTCATCCGGTCCGAGCGCTCGTGCGGACGCTGCCGCCCGGTGCGCAGGTCGATCACACCGCCAGGCGTGTTCAGCAGCCAGGCATCGGCGTCCCATTCCCCGGTGGTCGCGGCATGCCGCCGATCGGCGCGCGCCAGCCGTTCGACCCCGCCCACGGTGCCCGCAGTGGCCAGCTTGGCGGCGGTCTTGGGGTTGTGCGACTGCAGTGCCGCGTGGCGGCAGACCTGACGGATCAGGTCGGTGGCCGCCAGCGTGTCCTCGCTGCGCCAGCGCTGGCCATCCCACACCAGCCAGCGACCCCAGGCGGCGACGTAGCGCCAATCGCGCTGGTAGCGCCGCGTGAAGGTCAGCGCCAGCGCGTCCTCCGTGCCCCAGACCGACTCGTCGTGGCCAATCACCGGCTCGGGCGACTCCGTGATGTCGTGCATCTGCACGCGCGGCCCATGGGCGAGAAAGGCGGCGACATCGAAGCCCTCGTCCAGCGCGTCGGCTGCGTCCCAGCCTTCGGCCGCGTCTTCCGGCGGGTACAGGATGTGGCAACTGGACGCGCCGGCGCCCAGGATCGCCTGTGCTGCCTGCGCGGCGTAGTCCCAGCCGGGCTTGTCGCGGTCGGGCCAGATCAGCACCGACTTGCCGGCGAGCGGCGACCAGTCGGTCTTCTCGACCGGGGCGTTGGCGCCATGCATGGCGGTGGTGGCTGTGATGCCGGCGTCGATCAAGGCCTGGGCGCATTTCTCGCCCTCGACCAGGATCACTTGCGCGGCGCCGGTCAAGCCAGGCTGGTGGTACAGCGGGCGCGGCTCAGGCGGCGCCATCTTGCGCCGGCGCGCGTCCCAGGGCCGGAACTCCTTGCGGCGCCCCGGCGGGTCGTAACGGTAGACCACCGCCAGCAACTGGCCCGATGCGTCCAGGTAGTCCCACTTGGCGGTGGCGGGGCCCAGGTCGTCGACCGGTGGCGTGCGGCGCTGCCCGCGTGCCGGCGTTAGCGGCGCACGTCCCATGATCTCGGCCGCGCGTTGCAGCACGCCAATGAAGTCGGCCTGGACATCGAGCCCCGATCGGACCGCGATCAGATCGAAGATGTCGCCGCCCGCACCGGTGGCGCGGTCGGTCCAGAGGCCCGCCTTGTCACCGTCGAGCACGACCTCCAGGCTGTCGCCGGGACTGCCGAGCGTGTCACCGATTAGAAACTTGCGCCGCCGCTTCTTGCCGGCAGGAAACAGATCGAGCAGGACCGACTCCAGGCGCGCCAGCAGATCGTTGCGGACGGCATCGCGGTCAAAGCCCGTGACCGGTGGTGCCGGCTCGGCCTCATTGAAGTCCAGCATGCGCCACCTCGGCATCCGTGGACGTGGGCGACTGCGGCTGCTGGGCCTCGGCCCAGTCCAGCAGTTCGCGCAGCTTGAAGCGCACCAGCTTGCCAACCCGGTAATGCGGCAGGCCCAGGCGCTGGCGTTCCCTGGCGTGGGTCAGCCAGTACATCGGCAGGTTGAGACTCAGCGCCGCTTCGCGCGCGTCGATCAGGCGCTCAGCCAGCAGGTGCTGCGGTAGGTTGTCGGGGATCATCGGCTCGTCCTCCAGCACCGGTCCTGCCACTGGCACATCCGGCATTCGAAGTGGGTGGGTTCAGAGAAGCTGCGTGGCAGCAGCTCGCCGGCTTCGGTGGCGCGGATCAGCTTGACCGCACGATCCGACATGCGCTGCGCCAGCGCGGCGTCGAAGGGCACCAGCTCGGCATAGATCTCCATCGTGTCGGCGTTGAGCGCCGTGAAGATGGCGGGGTGCTGGTGCAGGTCGAGATAGGCCTGGTAGATGGCGACCTGCGCAGCGTAAACCGGCTTGGCCACGGCGAGGCGGTGCTTCTCCAGCTCGCGCCAGGACTTGTTGCCCAGGCACTTGTGCTCCCACAGCGCCGGGTAGGCAAAGCCTTCGGGGCCGCCGACGAACACACCGTCGACATGGCCTTGCAGCCGGCCTTCGGCGACCGAGAAGCCGAACTGTTCACCATCGGGCTTGCGCGTGCGCACCTCGAAGCCAGCCTGGCGCAGCCAGCTGAGCATGCAGTCTTCCATCACATGCCCACGCTCGAAGATGCGCAGGATGCGGCCGGGTGTTTCGCGGCCGTGGTCGACCGGCGCCTGCGCGTACTCGTACTGCAGTGCGCGTTCGCAGGCCACCCCCAGGCGCGAAGCGCCGAGGTAGGTGCGGATCGGTTGCCGTGCACGCGCCTGCTGCAGGCCGGCATCGATCAGGGCGCTGAGCTGGCCGCCGAGGCTGGACGAGGCGTTGAAGTCCATCATGGCTTCGCCCCCTTCGGCTCGTCCCAGGGCAGGTCATCTGCCATGTCGGCGAATGTCCTTGGTGGCTCGCCAGGAAGGAGTAGCTGCCAGTTTGCTGTTTCAGTGGCGCAAGCTTGATCGCCAAGGTGCGCTGATGGCAATGTCTGCGGGCGAGGCTGTGGTGCCAGCCTCAGAGTTGGCCGCAGCCCGTGCCGAAATCGCCAAGCTGCAGCGCGTGCTGGGCAAGAAGACGATGGAGAACGAAATCCTCAAGGAAGCCGTGGAGTTCGCTGCCGCAAAAAAGTGGATTGCGCGCTCGCCCTTGTTGCCCAGGGACGATGGCCAATGAAGGCCATCTGCTTGGTGCTGGGGTTGGCGCGCTCGCACATTCACGGCCTCGCCAGACGTGATGCGTCCTGGCAAGACCGCCGGCGCACCAGGGCGTGTGGTGACGATGCCCAACTGCTCGATGACATCCGTCGTCAAATTGCTGAGCTTCCCAGCTACGGCTATCGGCGCGCCTGTGCGCTACTCAACCGCGAACGCGCAGCCCAGGGCGGGCCACGCGTGAACGCCAAGCGCGTGTATCGGGTGATGGCCGCACACGCTTTGCTGCTGCCCAGGTCGCCGCGCCGTCGCCAGTCGAGTCGTGCGCACAACGGCAAGGTTGCGGTGGCCGCCAGTGACGTGCGCTGGTGCTCCGATGGGTTCGAGATCAAGTGCGATTCGGGCCAGACAGTGACGGCCACCTTCGCCAAGGACTGCTGTGATCGCGAGATCATGGCCTGGCGTGCGTGGGAGGGTAAAGGTTTGCCGGGCGAGCCAGTGCGCGAGATGCTGATTGAGGCGGTGGAAAAGCGCTTCGGTGCCGTGGAGGCCGTACCGCCAGCGCAGGCGCTGGAGTTTCTCACCGACAACGGTGGGGCGTATATCGCCAAGCACACGCGGCGCATTGCCAAGTCGCTGGGTCTGAGGCCAATCCACACGCCGGTATGCAGCCCGCAAAGTAACGGCATGGCTGAGAGCTTCGTCAATACCTTCCGGCGTGACTATGTGTCACGCATGGATCTAACCGACGCGCCGACGGTGCTGGCGCAGTTGCCAG